GGCATCTGTGTTGTGTTTCCAAAAAAAGGTTTGGGGGCTTTGGCTCGGCGTTCTACGTTGGCGGCTCTTTTGCGTGCGAGGTATTCGGCTCCGCGTCGTGCGTTGCATTTGTGGCATGCCGGCACCCAGTTGCCTTGATCCATTGGGTCTGCGCCTCGGTCTACTTCGATGACGTGATCCACGGTGGTGGCTTTGGCGCGCTTGCACCAATGGCAGACAGGGCTGTCTTGCAGGAAGGCCGCCCTGGCTTTTTTGTAGGCCGCTGTGTCTATGTCGCGTCGAGGTTTGCCGTTACTGGTCATCGGACTGGGCCGAACTTGTTTATTGCTTCGACGCATTCATCGCCGAATGCCCACAAGGCAATCGTGCCTGGGTAGGTTGCATTTACTTGGCCGTCGAGTCTGTCAAACTTGATTCTGGTCAGAAGTGTCAGCGAAACACCTGAAGCCCACAGGTCATGCACCCATTTGCCGTTAGTCATTACTGGCAGCAGGGCTATGCCGTGCGCGTGCTGTATGAACCTATTCACCCACGGCGCGGGTTTTGAGTAGGGCGGGTTTAGCCAAACGCGGCCATGCCAGGGCTGTGCTAGACCGTCGTCAGCGACGGTGTACCAATTTTTTGCCGGCACGTTGATTGGGCCTTCAGGTGGACATGATGGGTCAAGGTCGAATGTCAAGCCCAGAGTCTCAAAGATCCATTTCGGTGTGTAGTAATCGTCGGATGTGCGTTCTGTTTGGCCAATTCCCGTTAGCGATAGTTGGTAGCTCATCGCGCTATCCCGTCGCCGCCGCATTCTGGGCAGAACATCGGGAACCCCATGAAGCCATCAATGATGGCCCCGGCGCCCTGGCATTCGCGGCACAGACTTGGCTGACCAGACTGACAGACTGACTGGACACGGGTTTTTGTAAGTGCTGTTTTTTTGTCTTGCTCGACCAGCTCAGACATCTCGCGAAACCCCCACCCACCAGGTTGCCTCAGCCTGGTTCCCATTCGATTGTGACGCGTTGTTTAGCGCCGGCGCATCATGCACGATTGGCTCACTACAGCTCTGTTCGGGCATGACGACAGCGCCACGTTCCCGTGGGTTCATACGCCGCCACCTGCCACCGTGGTACCGCCTACTGCACTGTCATCGTTGCATGCCCCGCAGGGCAGAGCGAATGTGTATAGCACAGGTGTGCCGTTGTATGCAACTACCTTGTCGGATCCCTTTGCTGTGATGCTCCAGGCGAACGGTTCACCTTCGGCGTCGCAGCTGACATAGCCGTCCCCGCGGCACACGTCGCAGGTCGAGCGTTCGGCCGGCACCAGTTTGCGGCAGAAGCCGAGCACCATCGGCAGCGGCGGCAGCTCCTGGCAGTTGTTCGAGATCATGCGAAGCAGGTCGGCGCGGCGCTGATTCGGGAACCCTTGCAGGACACTCGACTGCGCCCAGGTGCGTTGCATCTTCGTGAAACTGATCTTCGCGGTCGGGTACATGCCTTCGATCTGTTCGCACAGTTCAATTATTTGCTCACTGGTCATAGGGGCTCTTTCTCTGAATGATTCTGATGGGTGTCCATTCGCGGCACAGCAGGCCGCCCTCATAAACGTCATCGCGGTCGAGCACGCACCGGCGTGTCACCCAGCGATAGTTATCGCAGCTGCGGCAGTCTGTTTCGTCAGTTATCCGCCGCGGCATCGCCCAACCCTTTCAGGCGTCGCTGGATGAAATGCAGATCTGTCGGCCGCCACACATACGTTTCCAAGCCGGCGGCGTCGAGGGTTCGCAGCCAGTCCACTTGGGCTTCGGTCAGGCGGCCTTTCAGCGTTTTGATCTCCACGAACAGCGCTCCGTGGATGGGGTGCGCAAGCACAAGATCTGGGAAGCCAACGTGGCCCTGTACCTGGGTCATCCAGGCGCCTTTGCTGGTCATTCCTGGCCTGACGTGGTGCGCTTTCCAGCCGTGCAGGATGGCGAGCGCTATCACCTGGTCTTGAAATTGTTTCTCGGTGATCGGCCACGGCTCAGCCATTTTGGCCGCCGTAGTGTTTCCATACGTCAATGACGACCTGCGCGGCTTTGATCTGCTCATAGGCCGCCTGTGACAGCTGCTCATGGGTCTGCTCCAGGTCGCGGTATTCCTGACGCGCTTTGGCGTAGGCGTCGAGCAGTTTCTCGTATTCGCCGGCCAGGACTACTTTCACCCATTCGTTCGGGGCGATCTCCACGAAATTGTACGGGTATTCGTCGCAGGGTCGGAACGGCCACGGTAGTTCACTCATCGGTGGCCGCCTTTAGCTCTGCCCGTAGACGTTCTATTTCGTCAGCGGCCGCCAGCAGACCGTTTTTGATTGGCCACCCAATGCCAGTCCAATCAGAGGGGTCCATTGCCCTAGCGTCGGGGGCTGTTTGGCGAAGCCATTCAACAATGTCACGCTCACTCATAACGCGCCCCTTTGCTGGGGTGCTGTTCGCGGCTGCGTCGAGCTTCCCACTTGGCGCGGCGGCGCGCCTCTAGGTCGTGGTAGTAGGCGTCGAAAGACGAAACGAAAATGACCGAAACGATGGCGCAGATCGTCACGGTGATGACGAACTTGATGAGGGACTCGATCATTAGAAGGGCTCCTCGTCGCTCATGACGGTCGGTGTCGGGGCCGCGTCCTTCTTGGGTCGCTTGATGCTTTTCAGCATGGTGATGAGCTCCTGAGCCTCGGAAAACGTGAGCTCGTCGGTCACGTCCAGCTGGTAGTCGCGTTCAAGGGCCATCGTCCTAATCAGCGTCAGCTGTCCTGCTGTGGCTCTGCCAGGGCCGCCGCTGTTGCGGGGCTCCTGAGGCCTTCCAGAGCCCTCTGGGGCCATTCTGGCGACCTTCTGCATCTCCTCGCGGCTGGGTCGTTTCGTCGGGTCGGAGCCCGACAGCCCAGCGTTGGCGAGCGCACGCCCGATGGCCGAGCTCTCTGCGTTCTCCAGGTGGCTGGTTCGGTTCACGCCGCGATCCTCGACATGTTCCTCGGCCCAGCCGGTAGCGGTCAGGATGTCGCCGGTGTAGAGCTCTGCACGAAAGACACAGCTGCGGCCCTCGGTGTAGTGAACCAGGTGGGTGATTACGCGGCCGTCAGGGTGCTGGTCGAGCCAGCGCGCGAGCCGTACCGCGACCGGCTCGTAGTTGTCCAGGTTGAATGACATGTAGGGACTGCCTTTCTTAGTTGCTGATGGATGACTTGGTTCCCCACGGCCGCCAGCCGTAGAGCTTCCACAATTCCAGCCCCACCTTCAGGTTTTTTCGGGGTTGGAAAAGATCTGTTTTGCTGGTGATCCAGCCGTTGCGGATCGCCCAGCCGACGTTGCTGCCGTTGATCTGGAGCAACCCATAAGAGCCGCCCCACGGATCACGGGGGTTGTGTGCCAGCCTGGAGCATCGGCTCTCTCTGTGCATCACAGCCTTCAGGCGAGCACGCTCAGATTTTGGCCAACCAACCTGCCGTGCCAGGTCAACATAGTCGCGGCATGTGTAGATCTTGGCCGCGTCGGCCGGTGTTGCTGTCAGGGTTGCGGCGAGTAGCACGGCGGCCGCCCAGCGCCTAACGGCGCGTCCTTTGGTCGAGGGTCATGGCTTCTCCTTACGCGGCCGACCAGAGCCGTATGGGGGCCGCGTGCCGCCGCTTCGACGGTGCAAAGCCGCCAGTCGGCTTGATCTTGCCGCTTTTGGTGAGCTTCTGAAGCACAGCGCCCAGGGCGCGGGGCTCATGGGTTGAAACATCGTGGTGGGCCGCCAGGTAGGCCCAAACGTCGTCGGCGGTGAATGTTGGCCGCATGCGCGCCAGGTGGATCACCACAGCTTCGACTGTGGCTTTCCAGGTGTCGTCAGCGTGGCGGTCTACGCGGTCGAGAGCTTCGTCGCGTTGCGCGAAAGCTGTGAAAAGGTCTGGTTGTTCCATGTTCGCTCCTGGTAGGGGTCGGGGCTACTGGGTGGCACTCTAGGGCAACGGTGGCCGCGAGTGTTGGATCTTCTTCCAGGCCCGTACTAGGCCTTCTGGGGTCTGATTCGGGGCCACTTCGATGTGCAGCCAGAAGCCGCCAGGGCCGCCGTTGTTTTCGGCTGTCCATTCGAGCCAGCCAGGCTTGCCGTTGCGGTTGCATCGGAAGCCGCGTCCGTAGCTGGAGCCTGCCCAGGTGTATTGGTGGATTTCTTCGATCAGCAGCTCACGGTGGTTGTCGGCGAGCCAGTCGCAGAACGCGGTGATGGCGGGCTGCCTGGACTGCTTGTAGCCGGCGTCGAGGGCGCGGCCTGTCGCGTGGACGCTCAACTTGGTCGAGCCGCGCATCGGGCGGTTCGCATAGATCCCCAAATTAGAGAAGCCGTTATTCGTCAGAATAGACATGAGTTTTCTAGCAGCAGGGTGTGCGGCCGTTTTGCCTTCCGCGTCGCTGTTGCCGGTGTACGGCATCGCCGCCACAGCTGGCGCCAGGGCTTTCTTGACTGCTTTCTTCGCGGCCATCAGTCAGGCACTCCGTCGCCGTCGCGGTCACGCTTGCCGCTGGTCGAGATCATCACGCCCGACAGGGTGCCTGACAGGAACAGCACTATCGGCTGGATCAGGTTCAAGCTCTCCTTGTCGGCCTCAGGCATGGTCGGCGGGGCTGGGATGAACAGCAGCTGGATAAAGACTGCGACCATCGTGAGCACCAGGGTGCCGGCGAGTGTGATCCCAACCCAGAAGCGGAGCCTGGCGTTGAGCTGTTCGGCCGAGTATGGCGGCCTGTTGGGTTTCAGTTTGTCTAACATCCTCGCGCCTCTCCGTAGTAGATCGTCGTGGTCGGTGGTTCTTTCCAGTTCAGGGCTTTGTTTTTGGTTCGGGTCACGGTGGTGGTCGGGCAGTCGATCCAGGTTTTGTTGTTGCAGCTGCTCAGCAGCACGGTGACGAGCGCAGCCGCTAGGGCTACGCGGGTTTTCATTCTGTGGGTGTCTCCTCGGGGGCGGTTTCTGTCCAGCCAGACGCGATTAGGTCGGCGTATTCCTCGTCGGTCATTTCGCGCACTTCGTCGTCAATCTGAATGTTGGGTCTTGGCATGGGTTAGGCCTTTCTGTAGCCGTAGACGCGGATAGTGCCGCCTGTCAAAGTTCCCGCGCTGGGAGCAAGGGTGAATGCGGTGTATTGATCATTATTGTTCAAAGTTCCGTTGTAGACAGTCGACCATGCTGTTGAACAATTTTGTGACGTCATAAACGTTCGTTTAGCAAGATTTGGGCTGTGCAAAGTAAACGCATACGAGCCTGCTGTGGCATTTCCAGCGTCAGCAAAAATCCAAAACGTTGTGGCACCAGAACTAACCGAAGAAAGCGTGCCAGACGTGAGCGCGATGTAAAACCCTGCATAAAGATACCCGGTCGCTGTTGCGCCTAACGTAACGCGCAAAGCCGGTTGGTTAGCAGACACCGTTACGTCCGTAATGCTGACGAAGTAAGAGTCGTACGTTGATGAAAATGCATCTGATACGGCAACGCTTGCGACCGCCGATCCGATGGTTTGCGATTTGATGTACACAAGGCCGCTGTTTGCCAAATAAGTGTTGGTGTCCGACGAGGTGAGGACTTCGCCGTTAGTGAATGTTTTGACTGCCATCAGTACCCCAGTCTGTTTTCATCTAGTTTGCCCCAAACGGGGTCGTCCAATAATAGAAAGTTCACAGCCTCACGGTCAGACAGGTACAGCGTGAACCGTGTCTGTGCCGGTGTCGCCGAAACGATCCCGCCTTCGATGATGCCGTAGTAGTTCGTGCCGCGCAGGCGCAGCGTGACCTCGTTGCCTGGCAACAAGTGGAACGGAGCGATGTTGGCGACTGTTGACCAGGCCGCCGTGGTGGTGCTCAATGTGCCTGGCGTCGGGGTTGTCGAGCCGAGCTGCTGAAGCAGATAGTTCGCCCAGGTGTCGGCTTGCGCTGTGGTTTGGTGGCGGGTCTGCGTCTCGTAGGTCCGGGTGCCGGAGCCCGCGTCTTGGATCGCCAGGCCGTCTGCCGCGACGTAGATCTTGTCAAAGTAGGCGTCAGCTAAGCCCTCAAATTGAATCTCTGTGTACGGCTCGCCGTAGGCGATCGTGCCGTCGTCGTCAAAGTTGCTTACCCAGAAGTCGTTCAGCGGGTCGCCCCACCAGGGCATAGCGTCAACACCGAACCAGCGGATGCCGGTGCTGGCGTCGTTGGCGTGAATGTATGCGCCTGCCTGGTTGTTGAGCTGCTGTATCAGGCCGGTCAGGCTGTCGCCTTTGGCGACGCTGATTGCGGGGCAGGTGCTGACAAGCCCGTATTCGACATCAACTAAAATGTTGGCGACGAACGCGCCCGCCAGGACGACGAGGCCGACGCTGTCGCCTGCCGAGCTGGTGGCGGCGAACTCGGCGCGGGCGCGGCCCGCCTGGGCATACGCGTCCTCTAAACGGATCTCCCAGGTGTCGGCAGCGGCCGCTGGGTTGTAGCTGCGCACGAAGTCGGCCACGATCAGGATGTATTGGTTGCCGTGGGTGCTTTCGTGAAACTTGATCCAGTCGGCCACGCTGATTGTCGGCAGACTCGCAGGATCCCAACCCGCGACCTGGGCGCTACCGGCCGCCCATTGGTCTGTCACGTTCTGGCGGCCGTAGCGGTAATTCCACGATTGCACCAGGTCTGTGATGTCAGTCCAGCTGCTGCCCTGGTTGCTGCTGTGCGAGATTGTCCAGACGTAGTTCGCCATTAGGCCGCCACGGTGATTGGCAGAGGGCCGTTTGTCAGGTTGTAGCGGCGTAGCGCGTCCACGACGGCTTGCGGGTCGCCGCCATGCACGTTGATGGTGACGTTGCTGGTGGTCATTGAGCTGCTAGCGCGGTTCAGCGGGATGATTGCCTCTGGCCCCGCCTCACCCACCAGTCCCAGGGTCGGACGCGTGACGATGCCGCCGTCGGCGAACGGGGTGATGCCCTTAAACAGTTTGCCGGCGAAGCCAGTCGTGATGTCCATGAGGCCGCTGAAGCCGCCTTTAGCGAGTCGGCCTGGCAGTTTCTTCGCCTGGTCGAGCACGCCCTGTATCAGTTCTTCACCCAGGTCAGCGCCCCACGCGGCGAACTTCTTGCCGAGCTCCACGAAGCCGGCGGCCAACCCTTTGCCGAGCTCCACAAAGTACGCGGCGATGCCTTTGAGCAGGCTCGGGCCGATGTCAATGAGCCACTTGGTGAGCGCGACAGCGAGCTTCGCGGTCGTTTCGATCAGCAGCGGGATGCCGTCCGAAAGGATCCACTTGACCAGGTCGCCCATGAGCTTGCCCAGGTTCTTCAGCGTGTCGGGGCCGCTCTCCTTGATCCAGGCCGTAAGCGCGTCCTTCAGCTGGCCCAGCTTCTTTTGCAGCGCCGGTAGGCCGGTGTTAATAAGCCAATCAAACAGTTTCTTGCCGAGATCCACCAGGGCTTGCAGCGCGATAGGTGCGGCCTGTTTGATCCAGTCGCCGAGCCGTGACAGCACGCCAGCCAGGCCTTCTTCCTCGAAGATGGCGATCACTTTCTCGACGGCCGGCACGATCTTGTCCACCATGAAGTTGACGAACTTGTTGAGCACCGGCAGCAGCAGCATGCCGACCTGCTCCATGAGCTGCGAGTAGGCCACCTTCATTTTGTCGGTGTCGTTGGCTGTCGCTTCAGCTGTGCCGCCCACCTGGGCTTCGATGGCCTCCAGGATCATCTGCTGCGCTTCCAGAGTCTTATTCGACTCCACCAGCGTCTTGATCTTTTCCTTTTCCTGCTCGGTGAACGTGATACCAGAACGAGACAGCGCGGTGATGCCCTTGATCGGATCGTTCAGCGCTTTGCCGAGCTGCACAGCGTTCGCGGCCGCGTCACCAAAGCCGGCGGCGGCCATGTCCACAGCTGCTTTCGTGGCGCGGTCAAAAGCGCCGCCAACCTTGTCGGCCGTTTTCGCCAGGTTCGCGAAGGTGAGCAGTTTCGCTTGGGTCAGTTTAATCTGGTTCTGATCGACGCCTGTGTTGCGTGCGGTCGCTTCGGCGAGCTTAATGAGCCGCTTCGACACGTTGGTGGCTTGCTCCCCGAACAGCCCCATGCTTTCGTTAATCTGCTCAATGCGTGCGTTGCTTGTCGCGGCGGCCTCGCCGGCCACGATGGCTTTCTTGGCGAAAACGACGGCCGCACCGCCGAATGCGGCAGCTGCCAAGCCGGCAGCGATCCCGACCTTCTTCAGCGACGCGCCAGCAGATTTCCCGAACTTGCCAATTTTGGACTGTGCCTCATCCAGGCCTTTGCTCTTGAACTCGGTCAGGATGGGGACTACGACGGCCATTAGCGCTCCAACTCTCTCGTTATGAGCCGCTCAACCTCACGGAGCGCGTCGAGCATCTCGGCCTGCACTTTACCCAGGTTCGTTTCGGCCGCTGGCCATAGTGCGCGCGACGGCCGCCGCGTCTTGGCCGACAGTCTTGCGTTGAATGCGCTGCCAGGGTTCTTGCGGCCAGCCACTTCGTAGATTGACGCCGCCACGTCTTTCTGCACGACCTTGATGAGGCCGCCAGAGCGTGCGCGGGTGTCGAGCTTTAGCTGCACGTTGCGGCGCGCTTTCGCCTGGCTGTAAGGGAACAATTCGCGGCCCTGTTTGGTGCGCCAGTTGCGCGACATGCCTGACAACGCTTCGGCTGGGTAGTTGTCTTTCGCGGCGCTGATGATCGGGTCAGCAATTTTCTTGGCGTCTTTCAGGAACTGTTTGCGGGCTTCAGGGTCAATCCTGCGGAGAGTTTTCAGGGCTTCTTTGCCGCCCTTGACTTCAGCCTTTACGGTGACCGCCATGTGCTCTCCTTTCGTCGTTGATGATCTGAATGCAAGTATTCAGGGCCGCTTCGTCAAACTCGATGTCTGCCGGCCAGAAGCCGGTGGCAACGAGCAGCTGCGCTAGCCCATAGTTGAATGTTCCTCTTGGGTAGGGTTTGTCGGTTCGTCGTCCAGCACTTCGATGTCACGCACGCGTTTCACAAAGTCATCAAAGACGGCTGGCACGGTGATGCCGGCAGTCTTTGACGCGGCCCAGGCGAAGAACGCCATGTCTTCATAGCCGATGCCGCGCGCCAGGTCTGACACTTGGCGCTTGAACTTGCGTTCCCATTCGATCACGTTCGGGAACACCGTCGTGACTTCGTAGGGCTCGCCATCGGTTGTAACGCGCAGCCTGATTTTCATTTTGATTCTCCTTGCACGGTTGGAGTTGGTTTATTACGGGGTGACGTCGCGCACCCAGGTGCCGCCGCTGAAGCTGACGGTCATCACTTGGAGCTCGTTGATCGTGTACGCGATGCTGTAGGACTCGATCATTGTGTTGCTGATCGTCCACTCGGGGTTGTCGGCCGCGAGGGCGCCCGAACCCTTTTTGACCACAATGGTGGTGTCGCCCTGGCCGACTTCGCCGGCGATGACGCCCTCAACTTCGGTCGCGCCGTAGCTGACATAGAGCTCTATGGTTCCCGACACGGATTGGAGCCCTGCGACGGCCTTCATGCCGGTGTCGCCGAAGGCGGTCGCGTCGAGCGACGTGTAGCCGAGAACGAGCTCGACGGAGCGCGCCTGATCGGTCAGATCGGTGGCCGCAATTTTGAGCTCTGCTGGGTTGGACAGGTAGGTGGTGGTTGCCACGGTGTTTCTCCTAACTGCGGGTGGTGGCCACGCGCACTTGAATGTCGTAACTGGGAATGTCTTGGCCGCCAATGGTGGTGACTGACGGCTGGCCGCCGACGACGCTGATCGGGCTGTTCATGATCGTGTCGGCCGTCGTGATAAGCCAGTCCTCGGCGTCGAGGTTGGCTGGCGGCGCGGCGAGCAGTCGCAGCTGGAACGTGATGTCGGCGATGTTTGAGTTGAAGCAGGTGAACGTCGGCGGCTCAACCAGGACGGTGATCGGCCTGGCGTTGCGGCTGTCGGTGACCACAGCGAGCCCTAGAGCCTCTAGAGAGGCCACCAGAGTGCTCCTAGCGGCCGCGAAAACCCCTGTGGCGGCCATCAGGCCACCTGGCTGCGGTTGACGCCTAGCAGGCGGTTTATTTGGCCCATAGAGCCGAGGGCGGTGCCGCTCAGCGGCTGGTCGCCAAAGCTGGCGAAGCTGTCGACGCTGCCGCGTTCACGGTAATACGCGCCGGCCATCATGACGGTCGCAAGTTTGACGTCTGCGCCCGGCACCGTGGTGAGGCTGTCAAAGTAGCCAGCTTCTTTGCGGCGCCGAAACGCAAACGCGTTGGCAGCATCCGTGCATGCGCCAACGAACGTGGTGTCGTTGGCAGTCGCAACGGTGATGCCTAGCCACGCGAGAACGTCAGCTGCGAGAATCCAGGTGCAAGTTTGTGTCCAGGTGACCGTTCCCGAGTCGGCCTGGCGCTCGATGTCGTCGCCGGCATCGGCGAACAGCAGCTGGTTTGTGATGATCTCGGCTGGGTCAAAAATCCAGTCGCCTTCGTCGTCCACGCCCAGGTAGCGGTGCGTCGGGATGTCGAGAACGGTGTGGTTGCCGTTCAGGCCGGTCTGTGCGAGCCCCGCGACCTGGATGGATTGCCCAACCCCGATGTCTGTGCCTTCCAGGGTCTGCACAATGGCGTAGTCATCTACCCGCGTGACGTGGGTGATGGTGAACGTGGCCATTGTGCAGACTCCTGGGTGCTAGCTGGGGTGATGGATCAGACGAACGCGGCCTTGATGAACTTTGTGTCGTCGATCATCAGCGTGGCGAAGTAGCCACGGAACTTGATGTAACGCGACAGCGAGCCGTCTGCGGCCTCGACCGAGATCGCGCCCTTCGACTGCTCGAAGATCTCAAAGCCGTCCGGGTGGCCGATGGCAAGGGTGCCGCTGGCAAAGTTGCGATCCACGACGACCTGAAGGCCGAACGCGATGCCGGCCGACGCACCAGGCGCGAGATTGCCGTATGCGTTCATCGGGCCAACCTGCGGGAACAGCGGACGGCCCTGGCCGTCTTCCAGCTGGCCGAGCGACGCCCAGCGGTTGGGGGCCACGAACAGGTGGGTCGGGAGCCAGCCGTTGCTGCCTGACAGGATGTCCGAGGCCGCGGTGTACATCCAGGTGACCCACTCGGTCGGGTCTGCGATGTTGGCGCTGGTGAAGTTGTTGCTGTTGCTGATGCCGGTGATGAGGTTGTCGGCTGCCACGTTGTCGGTTTCGTTGGCGTAGACGCGGCTCATGTCGTCGAGCAGCAGGCCGAGCACAGCGGGGTCAGTCCATTCCTGGTCTTCTTCGGACAAACGGACGTAGCCGCCGTAGACGCCCTTCGTCACCTGGTTGTCAGAGACGACGAACGTACCCTGGTCGAGAGCTGCGTTCTCACCATTGGATGCGCCAATGGTTGTGTGGGTGCTGACCGAAGGCCTACGGAAGATCTTGCCGCCGCCGGGCATCGCCTTGACGCCGATGGCGTCCACGACGGGGCGCATGCCACGGAAGTTGTTGTAGACCGTGCCGGTGATCGGCTCGGGCAGGATGCCAGGCGTGTCAGTCGTGACAACATCGGGAGCAGCCGCGCGGATCTTCGCGTTGAACTCGGCGAACTCGGCGCCGCCTGCGATGAACTTGGCGATGTATTCCGATGCGCTCGGCAGCTTGAAGTCGGGACGCGCTGCGGCGTACACGATGGGCTGGGTCGGGATGACGGCGTTGGCCTCTACGGCCTCGGCCTTTGCTTCTTCAGACATGGTTTCTCCTTCTGTCTGTTCTGGGTGGTTTTCGTCGTCCTCGGCCGAGGCGGCGATCTGGGTAATGACGGCATCCTCGAATGCCGGCACCGCGACGAGGCTCAGCTCGATCAGCTCCGCTTGGGAAACGATCATGGTGCCTGCTTTGTCGAACTTGAACTTTGTCGGGTTGGCTCCGACGCTGACGCTGTCATAGGCGCTCGACTTGACGAGCTCAACAGCGTCAGCTGATGCCCTAGTGCGTGCGAACTCGGCGACGAACTCCAGGCCTGCTTCGGTGTCGGTGAGCTCCACGACGGTGCCGCGCAGCTGCGTGAGATCGTGGTTCTCGACCAGCTTCGCGCGCTTCTGGGCGGTGTTGAATGCGCCGCGCAGAAACTTGACGCGCTGGCCGCCGGTGACGGTGGCGACAACATCCCAGGGGACTGCGACGCCGGCGATGCGTGCGGGGGCGTCTTCGCTGCCAGCTTCGGCGATGATGAGCTCAGGGTTGGCGGTGAATTGGATCATGATTACTCCAGGTTCATTTCGTCTTGGGAAATGTCGGGCGATGGTTCACGCACCATGTCGGGCTGATCCATCATGAAGTCTTCAACGTATTCGTCAATGTCGAAAGAACAATGACGGCCGCGCGGCAGCACGTCGTCCATGCTAAGGCGCTCCTCGATGGCATGAAGCAGGGGCCGCGCTCCGAACAGGATCAGATCCTGACGTGACTGTTGCGCGTTCTGGTATGTCATGCCGCTTTGGTCAATGCCGAGCAGGTACCCAGGTACGTCGGTCAAGCGTGCCAGCTCTAGCGCCTGGTATTTGCGGCCCTCGACGAGCTGCAGTTTGCTGGGGTCTTGGTCGAAGGTCTTGAACTCGACGAACTCGTTGAGCGCGGCGATGGCGTTCGTGCGTCGGTTCGCTGACCAGGCGGCGGCCATTTCGGCGAGCTCGTCGCCGCTCATCGGTTCGCCGCCCTTCTGCTGCAAGTAGCCGGCCGCGATCTCATTGGTGGCGAAGCGTTCAGCTGACTGGTCGAGCCGCAGCGCGATACGCACAGCACGCGCCCCCTGGTAGACAAGCCCCAGGTTGCCTGACAGGAACTGGATCACGTTGCTCGGGTCGAGCCTGACGCCATTGAAGTCAATTTTGTTGCTGGGGCCGAACCATTCGGGGCCAGCCTGGTCTTCTGTGGTGACCATGTTGGCTGGCAGCCATTGGAAGGTGGCGGGGAAGCCGGTCGAGTAACGGCCGGTGACGATCCAGAAGGCGCGGCCGTACAGCAGCAGATCCTTTGCGGTCTTCGACATGATGAAGTTCCGCGTCACCTGGGGATCGGGGCGGGTCATCCAGCTTTCGCCCTCAACGTAGATTTTTTCGTACTCTTCGCCGTTCCAGGCGAGCGTGTAGCTCTTCAGGTCGAGCGTGCCGACGACGGTGGTGAGCAGCGAGACAGCTCGGGCAATGGTTGGCACAGATAGGGCAGCCTCTTCTTGCGCCCCTACAACGTATGAATAGAACTGCCCTACCTGGCTGGCCCCACCGGCGGCAGCGTGAATGGGGACGCTAGCGGCGGCCGGTGCGGTGATCTTCTTTCGTCCCAAAGCCATTGGGCGTCATTGTCCACGACGCTGCACCTATTGGCAAGCATTCTGGCAAAAGATAGAAGGAGATCAGCCACCACCGAAAGCTAGGGCGGCGCGGGTCTTCTGCTGGGGTCGAGCGATCAACGCGGCCGCGAAGATCATGCACCTGGCCAGCGTGATCGGCCCTGGGCTTTTCTGGCTTGACAGGACATACCCGCCGCTCGTCTTGACGCCTACGGCGCGGTCTACGTGCTCGGCCAGCATCTGTTCGCCGGTATGCACCAGCCTGTGTTCCTGGATGAATTGCCTGATCGTGCCGGTGTGGGTGAGCAGCTCCGAGTACCCGACCATGATCTTCTTTCGGTCGAGCTCGCGGGGCGCCATGTCATGCAGGCTCGGGGTCAGGGCGATCTGGCTGCACGTTTTGGCCGCGTCGGTGACTTTATCCCAGCAGGCCTGGATGGTGTCGGCGACGAACTCGACAGTCACGCCTATCTGGCCGTCGGCGGTGAGTTGTGCGCGAACCCCACAGAACAGAGACTCGTCCACAGAAGTGTCCACAGCCAGCACGCCACCGGCGGGGATGGCGGCCGTTTCCAGCTGCGCAAACAGCCCTGGCTGAAGCCATGCCTGGCTGGCGCTGATCCACAAGTTGAGACTGGCACGCATAAACGCGGCCTTGTCGCTTTGCTCAGCTTCGTCGTGGAGCACGTCGGCGTCGAGCGTGTAGCCCAGGGCTGGGTTGGCCATGTGCCACAGCTCGGGATGCGCGAGCGCGTCGAGGCCTGGCGGGCAGCTCCACTCGGCGAAGAACAGTTTCGTAAACTTGTTTTCGTCAATCGCTCGCAGGGCTTCCTCACGCATTCGGAGCATGGCTTTGCTGTCTTCGGTGCCGGCGGTGCTCCAGCATGACATGAGCGGCGACGGCTGCGCGCGCTGCGATGGCAGCGCACCGTTGAAGAGCACGTTAGGGCTGATGTTCCAGATCTCGTCGGCCACGATGTACGTCGGGGAGAAGCCGTGAAAGGCTCGGTCGGTGGCGGCCTGAACCAGCCAGCGGGAACCGTCAGGCATGACGCATTCGTTGCGGCCGTAGCTCCAGTAGGGCTTCGCACCGAAGTGTGTTTCTAGGATCGGCGCCAGGCGCTCGAAGATCTCAACAGCCAGGTCGAGTTGGTGCGCGGTCGAGATCACCAGCACCGGCTGGCCGCGCCGCACCGGCTCCTGCGTCAACGCCCATCCGATGAGCGCAGTCAGCGCCACCGTCTTGCCGTTCTGGCGTGCGACGCTTACCAGGCTGCGCCGGCGAACCAGATCACCGTGCTCGTCGTGCTCCAGCTGGCCGTCCAACGCGGTGCGCTGCCACGGCATCAGCTCGACATTCAGAAACTTCGCGGCCCACTCAGCGACCTGCGGCCCATAAGTGCCAGATCCCAACAACCCAGACATCAGCCTCGGCGGGATCAGCCCAGGTGCAGCCAACTTCGGAGCAGTCAGGCTCGACACGTCCAGATCAGCCTGACTTGAACCCTTCTGGGATACTTCCCTGGA